CTACAGAAAATAGCCCACCAGCAGCCCCAACAGGAAGCAGGCAATTCCAACAATGGCCAGTTCCGCCGGATTCCTGCGGTACTTTGTCCGAAAAACCTTTTTGATAACTGGCTTTTCCACATACTGCACCACAGTTTTTTCCACCGGTTTTTCTACAACCTTCTCAACGACCCGCACTACAGGCTTTTCGATAACCTTTTCGACGGTTTCCACCGTCTTTAGAACTACAGGAGGCCGTCTGCCGTAGTTTCTGCGGCCAGTTGTGAGGTACTCGATGTCCGTGTCAAGTACCTCAGCCAGCCGGATCATCTTGAGCGAGTCCGGACTTGTCTGATCGTTTTCCCACTTGCTGACAGCCTGACGCGACACATCCATGGCTTGTGCAAGCTGTCCCTGAGATAGATTCTGCATTTTCCGAAGCTCGGTAATCCGTTCACCAATCGACATAATTGTATTTTCTCCACTATTACTTTGTCAATTATTGGTTGCTACCATTATTATCCTCCATTTTATCGGAAAAGTCAAGCTTGGAAAGGGGATTGGCCTCTGCGGCAATTTTCAGCTCTGTGCTTTCGATATGGGTATAAATCTGGGTCGTGTTCAGGTTCTCGTGTCCCAGGACTTCCTGAACAGTTTTGACGTCTACGCCGCCGGAAAGCATCATAGTTGCCGCTGTATGGCGCAGTTTATGGGCAGAATATTGGGTGGAATCCAATCCGGCCTGTAAAAGCGCTTTTTTCACCAGACGATGAACGGCCGTCACACTGATCCGGTTATTGTCCCGTGAACCAAACAGTGCCCGATTGTCTGTAAGCACTTTCTGATTGCGTTCCGGAAGATAGGCGTCGATCGCTTTCCGGCAGGCAGAGCCAAAATAGACAAACCGTTCTTTGTTGCCCTTGCCAATGACGCGGATTCTGTCTTCATAAACGTCTGACAGGTTCAGATTCACAAGTTCGCTGCGCCGTATCCCGCAGTTGAGAAACAGCATCAAAATCGCATAATCTCTTTTTTCGTTCTGCCCGGACACCGATTTCAGCAGCGCGGCGGACTGTTCCATAGTAAGATACTTGGGGAGACTTTTGCGAAGCTTTGGATATTCCAGATCTGCCACAGGGTTCTCCTGCAGCTGCTTGGTTCGTGTGGTCAGATATTTATAGAAGGATTTAATGGACGAAAGCTTTCTGGCCCTTGCGGCAGGGGAAATTCCGTACTCCGGAGCAGCTGAATCCGGGTTAATTGCCCGGTCATTGGCCAAATAGGAAAGAAAGTCGAAAATATCCGATGTGTCGATATCCCGGATAAATTGAATGTCAATTTCCTTGATATCGATGTCATCCAGATTCGTGCTCATTGGCATATCATTTCGCATGAGCTTTATGAAGCGCAAGAACATTCTCAAATCCAGATAGTACTCCGAAATTGTCAGCGGCGACTGACCCTTGATATTTTCGTGGTAGATCAAAAACTCCCGCAGCACCTGGGGACAATCATGGTATCGCTGCATAAGGACCTCCTGTAAACCTGATTGATACTGTTATTATAGCACATATCTGCGTCGAACGCAACAAAATTTTTATTTTGTTGCGTTCGTTTTGATAAAGGATTATTATGGCTTCAACTGCATTTATAAATGTGTTTCTGTCCTCCCCTCGGCCTGATGCTGGGATTCCTGACTTTGACAGTCTGCAAATTGTGCCGTCCGACTTCTGGCGCAGACATTTTCTTGTGCACGACTGCAATTTTCGGAAACTTGGCAGCTGTGATTTTTTCCGTGGTGTCTGGTACTTCACGCCTATTGACAGCGATACCTCATTCATGGGCTTTGCCCGTGATGATGCTATCCGCGCTTGGCTGACCTCTCTAAATTGAGATATTAACATCAAAACCGCCGCACATAAAAAAACCGGGCTTCCCGTGAGGGTCGCCCGGTATCTTTATCACCTGTTGTTTGTAATCTTCAATCCCGCTTTTTCGCAGGTATCAAATATATTGATGATTTTCTCTGAATATCCGAAAATTCCTTCGTATTTAAGCCATTCTTCAAATAGCATATTCCCGTCTATCCACCCGCTTTTGATTTCCTTTTTTACCTGTTCTGTGGTCAAATAGTTTACTTCTGCATACGTTTCAATCAGCATATCCATTTCCGTTTTCATTCCTTATTCCTCCCATGGTAATTTTTTGTTGTTTTCAGCTCTGAGCCATTCCAGGAACTCATCAACCTCCATGTTCAGCTCCATAGCTGCTTTTCTGACCTGTTTAATGATATCTTCTATCATGCGTCCTCCTTCGGGGAGTGTTGCCACTCCCCTTTTGATATTAATATTTCAAGGATTTTTTCAATTAACTTAGGATAATTCAAAATCCACGTTGCACGTTCCGCAAATGATGTGCAAGTCCTTCGTGGCTCTCACGATGGCCTTGCACTGTGGACACTGGTATCTTCTGCTATTCCCCTTCTTGGGCAGCTCCTGACCGTCTGCGCCCGTCTGTGTGCCTTTTGCGGGTTTACCGTCGCTTCCCCCTCCTAGCAGCCCAAACAGGCAACCACGCCCCATGTCGATGTCCTCCCAGCCCTTATCCATGATGTACTCCAAAAGTTCATCCGTGGGGCTTGTGATTGTCCACCCGTATTTATCAGAGTGGTCAATCTTAATCATGTGCTTTTCGGCTTCCTCCTTGAATTTCTTGTTGTGGTACGTCCCTCCCCTGCTGCAATCCTGTACATTGTGCTGGATGTTGTACAGATGTGTCATTTCGTGAATCATGGTAGCTACCACGTTCTCAATCGGCCTTTCCAGCCAATCAGCAGCGATGTTCAGCTCATGCCTCCAGTCGTCCTTCCTTTTCCACGTCTTGGCAACGGTAACGTGACCGAATGCCGTTGGTGTGCTCTGAATGGTGATGATTGGTTCTTCCAGCTCCCCGCCGAAGCTGTCGTTGTTCAATGCCCGGAAAATCTTCTCAAGGTATCCTGCGGTTCTGCTGGTTTTCGTTGTCTCTTTCATAGTTGACATTTCCTTTCTGGGCTTGTATAATAATGGTGCGGGGCTTCGTTTCTTTCACCCCGCTGCCCGGTACTGCTGTTGGAGCGCGAGTACCGGGTTTTTCCTTTTGCCCGCCCTTGGCGCGATCCTTTTTGTGAGTAAAAGAAAGAATTGCCCCTGCAATTCGTTTTTTGTCAAGGGGAAAAGAAAAGGAAGGTCAAAAAAATGCGTCTCCCGCAGCATTTTTTTGGCCTTCCTTTTCGTACCTTGACAAAAATTTTTTTACTCATAAAATGGATAGTGCTAGGCGGCAAAAAAACGAATTGCCCCGCTGGTACAGGCTGAAACAACATCAACCTTCGGCGGGGCAACTCGTTTTCACCCTGAGCGGGGGCATAGTCCCCCGCTCCATACCGCACTTCCCTCCCCTGCCCATGTATACAAAAACCCCGGAACTGCCGTGATACAGTTCCGGGGTCTATGTTTTATCTGCAATGAAACACGAAAAACGAGTTTAACGGTTTGGCCATCTGCCCTAAGAGGAAATATATTGTTGCATTTTCTTTGTCGCAGAGCCTATAGAAGTAGTAATAAGCAAATGCCTGATTGAATGACAGCAGCACCAGCAGAATTGCCGGAATGACCACCAGTACAGGGTTCCTCACTTTCGCCATTGCCAGGACGCATATTAAGCACAAAACCGTAATGATTTCAAATTGAACGGTCAGTCTTTTGGGCTTTCCAGCCTGAACTCTGCGCAGGTCTGCGACTTCGGTTAGCAGATGTTTCCTTGCAATCGGTAGCCATGCCATCCAGCTATGTCTGATTCTGCACGTCCTTGCTACGCTGCCTAAACCGATTGCAAACAGGACATACAGAATGATTGATACAACAACCCCAATGAGAATCAGTAAACTTCCCAAAGCGGCTATTTGCTGTGTTGCTTCCTCAAATGTTTTTGTCATTAAATCCATGCAATGCCCTACCTCTCTTTTTGATTATTTATATTCAAATTTACCGCTGCTTGAAAACCCGCCCTTGTTGTTCGTGCGTCCTGTCATGTAGTCCAGACTTGCATTGTAATAGTTGGCTAATACTATGAAAAGGTGCATGGGCAGTTCTCTTTCTCCCCTTTCATATTGCGAATAATGCTGTTGCGATATTTCAAGAATCCTTGCGATTTCTGCTTGTGATTTGTCAGCGTCTTCTCTCAGGTCTTTGAGCCTTTGGTAGTAGTACATTCCTATCACCTCTTTACAAGTATAACAGAAAATTTTTTAATGGGGCTTGACATACATACGAATGTATGTTACTCTATCAGCACAACATACTAACGTATGTGAACAATAAAGGAGGAAAACCTAAAATGGCAAGAACAAAAATGAAAATCGTTGGCCTTGGCAATCGTATGCAGGGCGTAAGCAAGAAAAATGGTAAGCCGTATGACTTTCAGCCCATTTCCTTCGTTTACAAAGACCAGTATACGACCGGCTATAAGGCCGCAACTTCCAACGTCCCCGGTGACATGATTGACGCTATCGGTGGTGTCAAAGTGGATGAGGAACGGGAAATCTTTTTCCACGGTTACAACGGCACGGTTACGGTTGACGGCATTCTGTAACCCATGCCCGGTTCTGACTGGCGTGTATCTGTTCCCATGGAGGAACTCACTGCGCTTATCAATTTCAAGAGCGAAATGAAGCAGATACACGACGAAAACGCCCAACTCCGCGGTGAGCTGGACGGACTGAGAACGATGTTTAACGAACTGCTTGTGCAGTTCGGTGAGGTCAAGAGGGAAGTCAAGGGGAGATAAGCCCTCCCCACCTCTTGACACAGGCGGCGCCACTACGACATAGCGCCGCTCGTGTCAGGTGTCAAAAATGACACTCTAAAGAATTTAACACATGGTACTATTCTGTGTCATGTGTCAATATTTAGGAGGTAAAACAAATGGCTGATACTCAAAAATTCCGTGACCGCAAATTCTGCGCAGTTCTCTACCCGGAGGACGAAACCCATGTAGCCGCTATCGAAAAGCTGAAATCCGGTGGCTATAACTTCGCTGCCATTCTACATGACAAGGACGTTTATGAAGATGGCGAACACAAGGGCGAAACCAAAAAGTCTCACTGGCATGTGGTAGTACGCTTCAAGAACGCTGTGTGGAATACGGCCATTGCCAAAGAGTTAGGCATTCAGCCCAACTATCTGGAAGCCTGCGCCAACGTGGATTCCGCATTGCTCTATCTGGTTCACTTTGGCAATGAGGACAAATTTCAATATGAGTATGAAGCGGTTTTCGGCCCTCTCCGTGTGCGTCTCTCGACCTTGCTTGCTGAGCCTGATGAGGGTGCCAGAGTGCTGAATTTGGTAGATATCGTGGACAATACGCCGGGTCCGATTGGCTATTCTGAGCTGATAAAGAAAGCGGTTGCCGCTGGTATCTATGCAGACCTCCGCCGTATGGGTTCAATCGCCGTCCGGCTTGTCAACGAACACAATTATGAGTGCTACCGTGAACTGCAACACAATTCCGGCGTATCTCAGGATTTTGAGAATTTCCGTGGTTTCCTTGCATTCACGGGAGACCGGGATATCAGACCCTTGGACGATGATTGAGGTGCAATATGGCCTGTATCCTATACATTCAGACCCCCGCCGGAACAATGTACGCGTACCGATTCTCAAACCGGAAAGCCGCCGAACGGTTTTACGAAATTTATCAGCTGTCCAGCGAATGCAACAGCCGCTTCGCTCCATTCCCTATTTACGTTGAAACTCGAACTCGAAAAGTCAAAAACAAGGACTGAGTATGCCTATGGAAACAACTGTCCCAACTGAAACTGTCACAAAAGTAATAGAAGTTGTAGAGCAAATGGACTATACCGAATATCTGGTCAAGCTGGTTAATTCCAATGAGCTTATTCTAGACGCGGTTCATGTTCTTTCCGGCTTTGCCCTGTTCGCAATTGTCGTTTGCCTTTGCTACTTTTGTTATAAATTCTTTCGTATTTTCTTTTGAAAGGAGATTTGACAATGTTCCTGACTGACGCTGCCACCGGTCTTTCCGGTATTGTTACCACTCAGATGATGAGCGGTGTTCTGGATGAAATTCTGGGTCTGCTGCCTGTCGTGATTCCCGTCATGATCGGCTTCATCGGTCTGCGGAAGGGTATTTCCTTCCTTCAGAGTGTCCTGCACAGTGCCTGATATGGCATCCATGCCCCCCGGCATTGTCGGGGGGCTTTTCTACTTGAAAGGAGTTTTTGAACATGAATTTTCAAAATGTGCGCTTGCGATCCCTGCTGTGTGCAGTGCTGTCTGTAATCCTTGTAACCGGTTCTATGATTCTTCCCGCATTTGCAGCGGAACAGAATGTGAATTTTTCCTACGTTGATAGCGTTCCCTCTGCCACCGTTGCCTCTGCCCTCTGGAAGCTTGCCGGGTGCAGTGAATCCCTCCCCGGAAGCTCTGCGCAAATGGTCTTAAACGAGCGTGTCGGGGCAGCAGTTGACGGCTATATTTCTTCGGACAAAACGGCATTCATCCTGAATCATGACTACCTTAACATGTTTCTTCAATCTCATGACGAATTATCCACCACGCATAATATTCTGGGATGGCAGCCTACGGAGTCTTATACAGGTGGAGAGGGTAAATACTTCGCCGTTCCCATTGATACGTCCGGCTTGACCTATGACCCTGATAGCGCAGAAACCTTTGTATTCCATTCCGCTGCTGCGCCTGAACCTGAGCCGACCGCCCCCGCACAAGAACCGTCTACCCCCGCTTCGACTGCCGACTTGGCGAAAATCGTTTCCTCTGAGAATCTTTCTTCGGTATTCGATGAAGTGAAATCCCTGCTTCCCGTCGTGTGTGCCGTCATTATCGGGTATATCGGCCTGAGAAAAGGCATTTCTTTCCTGCAAAGCGTTTTGCATAGCGCCTAAATGATACCGCCAAAAGGAGTGATAAATTATGAATGTTAATTTTCAAATTATGAAGCGTATTCTATGCTGCCTTTTGGCGGTTCTTGTTTTATTCTGTGCTTTTGCTCGTCCAATTGAGGTTAGTGCTGTTGCTGCCGCTGCTGGTGCGCTGGTTTGTGCTATTACTCCGGAAATCGCTGTTTCTGCGGCAATAACGGCTTTAGGCATTACGTATCTGGTACAGACAGATTATGAAGAATTGGTTGCTGCCATTTCTGCAACAGTTCCCGGTAAATACCTTATAGATACCCTCGCAGATGGAAAGCAGGTTCGTGGCGTCGTCTACGACCATAAATGCTACCTCTCAAAAGATTTTGTAAGCTGGGTTTCTGACAAGCTTTGGACAGGTACGTCAGCAACTACAACCCCTGCCGTTTCACATACTTATGGCTTTACCGGCATTGTTGACGGCGTTTACAAAAATTGTGTTTCTTGGCTTAATTCAGCCTATCCGGGTGAACTGAATAAATGCGAAGCTTATTCAAATTGCTATGTTACAAGAGTTTTAGATGATGATAGAAACCGTTATGACGTATGCGCTTTTTCTGATGGTGCTGTTGAATTTAAGATTGACAGCAATGGTTATTTCTGCTGGGGTACTACTACAGATGCTAAACTGATTTATACTTCTGGCGTTAAATCAAATTACCATACCGCATGGCGTAATGGTCTTGTGGGAGATATGACTTTCAGCAAAGTCTTTCCATGCGCTTCTTCTTTTGGAACTGTAAAACAAGGAACAGGCTCTTTGGTTTTCGGTGAAGGTCTCCGTTCCAACGGCTCAATTGCTAGTTCTTTAGACGATGAAATATATGCCGGATGGACAGGCAAGGCAATTTCCGTTTCTGATTCCCAAACGATATACCTCCCTATCTCTGTTTCTGATACCATTGCGGGAACCGGTTCTTTAACGCAGGACGTCGCACAGGCCGGAACGACATATTATCCGGGGGCTGTCGAAGAAACAGACGAGGAACTTCCCATTGTTGATGTCCCTGTTGTCGGGGCTGATCTTCTTGGTATTATTACACTGCTGAAGTCTATCTTGCAAGTTCTTATCAACATTTACCGTGTTGTTTCCTCTAATATCAGTTCTTGGTGGGATAATGCAACTACTACCATTGCACTTAATATTGCTTCCTTAGGCTCTTCTATAGAAACATGGTGGACAGCCGCAACAGAAACGATTATGGGCGGTATCACTAACGCAGTTACGTCTATTACCGAAGCTATTTCAACTGCGATAGCAGACGTTGTGACTTGGCTTAAATCCGTGGCTGCTACCCTTAGCGATATTCTTGAATGGGCTAAAGGTTTGCCCGCTGCCATTTCTCAAGCCATTTCAACGGCAATCGCTGACGTAATAGAATGGCTTAAGTCTTTGGGCGCTACTCTTGCGGATATTCTCGAATGGATAAAAAGCCTTCCTTCTGCTATCGTTGACGGTATTTCTTCTGTTCTGACCTCCATTTTCGTCCCCACTACAGACTTTATTACAGCAAAAGTTGAATCTTTACGTGCAAGATTTGACTGGATTGACCCGTTTATTGTATTTGCTGAAAACATATCAGGCGAATTGTTCAGCACAGAACCGCCTGTTATATATATTCATCTGGATGATGCAGAGGGTAGCTATAACTACGGTGGTACTATTCCATTCCTGGACATGCGCTGGTATGCAAGATACAAGAAACAGGGCGATTTGATTCTTTCCGGCTTCCTTTGGGCTTTGTTTGCGTGGCGTATGTACCTGAAACTGCCCGGTATTATCAGCGGTGCATCTGGTACGATAGGCCACATTTCCAGCTATTCCAGAAAGGGTGACGATTAAATGATCTCAGAGTTCTTTTTGAATATTATTTTTCAATTGCTCGAATGGCTTCTGCGTATGCTCCCGGAAATATCATTTTCTGCGGATTGGGGTACTACTTCCACATTTTTCGGCGTTGTAAGATGTGTTTTATATATGCTCCCCCTTAATACGATATCTGCTATTGTTGGTTTACTTCTGGCAATTTCCGGATTCCGTGTCATTATCGCTATTGTAAAAACTATCTGGGATTTGCTGCCCCTTGTATGATGGAGGTTAACTATGTTTAAGCAAGGATTTGATATCGCTTTCAAAATCGTGAAAATATTGTCCATTCTGGTCGCTCCTGTCGCTGTCTGTATCGGTATTTTCGCTTTGCTGTGTGTTTCGTGGTTTCTGGTTTTCAAGTATTATTTCAAGCTGGAATTTAAGCCGTCCGGCATTGTCCCGGTAAAGAAACGCCCGCTTATCAAACAGCTGTTCTATGATGTCCCCCGCCGTTATATTCTGGATATACACGAACGTGAACCGGGCTTCTTCAATCCCCGTGGTATTCATATGTTCTGCGGTGAACAGGGTGCAGGAAAGACAATAGCCTGTGTTGAAATGATGCTCCGTCTCCAAAAGCAATACCCCGCTGCAAAAATGATTACCAATTTCGGTGTCACTACGGAAAATGACGAACTTTCAAAATGGCAGCAGCTTCTTGAGTACACCAACGGTCATAAAGGTGTCATTGTCGGTATTGATGAAATTCAAAACTGGTTCATGTCCGGTCTGAATAAGCTCCCGGAGGGAATGCTTGAGGTCGCCACGCAAAACCGCAAAAATAACCGTATCTTGTGCTGCACCGCTCAGGTGTTTACCCGCGTCAATAAAGGGCTGCGTGAACAGGTTTCCATGGTGTATAATCCCCATACGTTCCTCGGCTGTTTTACCGTTGTTATCAAGCGGAAGCCCATTTTCGATTCTGAGGGAAATGTGATAGAATCCAAATACCGTGGCATGTATAGCTTTGTCCATACGGAAGAATTGCGCTCGGCCTATGATACCTATAAAGTCATTCATACTCTTGCAAAAGAGGGTTTCAAGGATATGCCCATGACCAATGTTACTAATGTCTATGTTGATGCCGGCGGCAAGCGAAAGTGA